GCGTTGGTGCAGGTGTCACGGCAATTGGTATCGGAACGTCAACAGTCTTGGCTGGAGTTGGCACAACTTCGGTTCTTGGAATTGGGACTGATAGTGTGGAGTTGTATGCTATTGCAGACAGTCGCAATGAGATACGGGTGGCTGCCACTGCTGCAGATGCAAAGGCCGGAACTGCTATAACATTCACAAGCACTGGCATTGGATCAACACACTTTATCACAACAAAAACAGAATACACAGAAGCAAGAAATTATATCGAGATTCCAGAACACATTATGGGTGTTCAAGGTATTTTCAGATTTGATGATAATACCATCTCACAAAACATGTTCAGTATTTCGTATCAGATTTTCCTGAACGATGTTTATAATTTTAGTTCGGTTGAACTCCTGAACTATACTATGGTTAAATCATATCTGGAAACTATTCAGTTCTTGATAAGTCCAGATAAAAAAGTAAGATTCAATAAGAGAGGAAATCGTCTATACATTGATATGGACTGGGCTTCACAAACTGCAGGGGATTACCTTGTTATTGACTGTTATCGACTTCTTGATCCTTCTACATATTCGGAAGTTTATAATGATAGTTTCCTTAAGAAATATCTGACATCTTTAATCAAACGTCAGTGGGGTCAAAACTTAATCAAGTTCCAAGGTGTTCAACTTCCTGGTGGCACTACCTTAAATGGTAGACAACTATATGATGATGCAAACGCAGAATTGGCGGCTTTACAACAACGAATGTCATTTGATTATGAACTTCCACCCCTTGATATGATCGGCTAATGTCTCCATTAAATCCTTTTTTCAGACAAGAAGTTGCCAGTGAACAACGACTGGTGCAGGATTTGGTCAATGAACATCTTAGGATGTATGGCCAAGAGGTCTACTACATGCCCAGAAAATATCTGGGTACAGACTCTATTATGCGAGAGAATGTTCTTTCGCGATTTGATGATGCATATCCAATTGAGGCCTATATTGCAAACGTAGAAGGATTCCAGGGTTCTGGTGATCTGATGACCAAGTTTGGTATCAGAGTAACTGATGAAGCCACATTTATTATTTCCAAAGAGAGATTTCAGGACTACATTACTGAAATCATGACAAACGTTGAGTCTGGAGAGGACCGACGTAGACAAGATGAAGATGGTAATATTGCAGAAAGACCTGTTGAGGGAGATCTAATTTATTTTCCTCTCACAGACAGTTTATTTGAAATTAAATTTGTTGAACATGAAAATCCATTCTATCAGTTAGGACAACTTACAACTTATGAATTGAGATGTGAGTTATTTGAATATGAACAAGAAATTGTTGATACAAGTATCGCAGAAATTGATGATAATCTGGCAGATATTGGATATGTCGTTACCGTTGTTCTTGCGGGAGCTGGTGTAACTGCAACTGCAATTGGTGGTGTTAGAAATGGTGCTGTAAATGAACTTGTTCTTATCAATGATGGTTATGGATATACTCAGGCACCACTTGTATCCATTTCTACCTCACCAAATGGAAGTTCTAATGCAAACGCAACTGCTGTAGCCATCAGCACAATTGGTGCAGGATCTACAACATATTCTATCCAATCTCTCAGAATTACAAATACTGGATTTGGATATACAGAACCTCCAACTGTTACGATTGTTGGATCTGGAGTCGGTGCAAAAGTACGTGCGAATATTGCTACTGAAGGTGCATTCTACGTTCAGAGCTTTACTGGAGGATCTGAATATTCTGGAATTCCTAACGTTGCAATTGCTACTTCACCTGTGGGTCTTGCAACTGCAAATGCATCTGTTGAAGCAGTTGTGTCTTCTGCAGGAACTATCTCTGCACTCAGAATTGTTAACGCTGGATTTGGGTATACACAAACTCCTAGCATCACATTTGATGCTCCTTTCAAAAAGAGACCTGCGAGCGATCTTACAGTTGGATTTACGACAGCACCTGTTGGTTTAGGAACAGTCACTAGTGTCATTATTGGTGATGCTGGATTTGGATATACAGTCGCACCTACTGTAGAGTTCTCTGATCCCACTGGATTCAGTGCTGGTATTGTCACGGCTCTACTTGCAAATGCTGGTGTTGGTAGCACATTGAGTGCATTGTTGGTAGGTATTGGAACAACAATCGGTGCTGGTGAATATGAATCAACGGGTAATGGTTATGGTCAAGTTCCCACTCTTACCATTTCAGATCCATCTGGTTTCAGATCTGGAATCGTAACAGTTGGTTTGAATACTGTTGGACTTGGCACCACAACCGTTGAAAATATCGCTCTGGTTGGATTTAGTACTGTTGTCGGTACTGCAGCCACTGGTTCTGTAAACGTCAGTGTTGCAAGTACGGATGATATTGTTCTCGGAGATACTGTAACCGATACAGTTGGATTAGTTACTTCTGGAACAACTGTTGCTGGATTTACAACGACTGGAGAAATTACACTTAGCACCATTCCAAATTCTGCTGGTGTCTCTACATTCACGTTTAGTAGAGAATCTTCTGTTGGATTTGGAACAACTGTATTTGATAATGTTGGTTTTGGATCTACAATGGCATTTATCACTCTTGATAATCCTGGTGCATTCTATGCCACTGCACCGATCCTTACAATTGCAGGCCCAAGTACCTCTTATAGTCCTACTGGACAAGCTGCTACTGCAGAGGCATTCATTAACTCAAGTGGCATTATCACAGGAGTAAATCTAACTTATATTGGATTTGGATATAGTACATCGGATGATTTAACAGTAACCTTAACTGGTGGAATTGGCACCGCTACTGGTACTGTTGGTATTGCAACCAGTACAGGTAAGATTACTTCTGCTACTCTTACTGACGTTGGATTTGGTTACACTACCGTTCCAACAATCACTCTGAACGGTGGTATATCGACCGCCACGGGTACTGCAGTCATTAGTGCTACAGGAAGTGTCACTGGAGTAACAATTACTAATCCTGGCGCAGGATATACCACGCAACCAACCGTGAGTATTAGTCTTCCAAATACTCCTGTCAACACTGGAGATTATGTTTATAATGAGATTGTTACAGGACAAACTGGCCTCGCCACTGCACTTGTAAAAGATTGGAATGCAACCACAAGAACCTTAGAACTCTATAGTGTTGCTGGAGATCTTAGAGTTGGTGAAATCCTTGCTGGATCCGCAACCACAGTATCCACTGCCAACACATCTCACACAACTGCAAATTATTTTGTTGAGTCCGTCTCTTATGAAAATGATGATGCAACAGGTGTAGATTCTTTTGAATCTAATACAGAAATCCAAGATGCAGCCACAGATGTTGATGGTGTTGTGGATTGGACAGAGACTAATCCTTTCGGTACTTTCTAAATAGTTAAAAAACATTATGGTTGGCACATATTTTTATCATCAAATCCTTAGACGAACCGTCATTGGTTTCGGAACTCTTTTTAACAACATCGAAATTCGTCAGAAGAGCGATGCTGGTACAGAAGAGAATAGGATGAAGGTGCCATTGGCCTACGGACCAATGCAGAAATTCTTAGCCAAGATTGATCAACAGCCAAACTTGAGGGGAAGACCTGCAATCACTCTCCCCAGACTGTCTTTTGAGATGACAGGTATTACATATGATCCAACTAGAAAGGCTACGGTAACTCAAACCTTCAAATCGGTAAAGGGCGACAATGCGGGTGTAGTAAAAAAAGTCTACATGCCCGTTCCATACAATGTTGCATTTCAGTTGAGTATCGCAACAAAAACAAATGATGATATGCTTCAGATTATGGAGCAAATTCTTCCATATTTTCAACCATCACTTAACGTAACTATTAACTTGGTTGATAGTATTGGTGAAAAAAGAGATGTTCCTATTGTGATTGAAAACATCAACATGTCTGATGACTACGAAGGAAACTTCGATAATCGTCGTGCCATGATCACAACAATTTCGTTTACGGCCAAGACCTATCTGTTTGGTGCTATTGCAGACACTCCAGATGGTCTTATCAAAAAAGTTCAAGTCGATTATTTCACTGATACTGACAAAGTACGTGCAAGAAGAGAAGTGCGTTATCGTGCAACTCCTCGTGCAGTCAAAGATTATGACAATGACAATACAGCAACTCTGTTCAAGGCTCTGACAACAAAAGAAACTATTCT